GTACTTGTTCAATAAGATATTCATGAGATACTTGGGCGAATCTTCTTCTTTCATCAGTGTCAAGGTAGAAGTAATCTACTAAAAGTTCGCAAGAACTAATTGTAGCTTCTGCCATAGCTGTGGTTGCACCATTATGTTCGAGGTTTGCAACAGCAGCTGCAAGTTCTACTATGACCTTGACTTCGTGGTATTGAAGAGCAATAAGTGGAAGTGCAAGTCCAGCGTGTCTACAGAAGAAGAAATCTAATGGAAGATAATAATATTCATTATCGGTTTCAGTTCCTACTGCCATTATTTGCATAGCATCTTTTTGTGCTTGACCGTATGTAAGTGATTGCCATGCTGCTTGCCATTCGAAGTATTGTTTGTCAATTCTTTGTCCTCCAATTTCAAGTTCACAGTTCTTAATAAGTCTTCTTACATCAGCTCCTACTGCTGCAAATCCAGTTCCTACTTTAACACGAAGGTAGCATCTTCCTACGAGATCACCATTTCTTGGAATAGTGCATGATACTCTCTTTCCATATCCGGCGGATCCGTCGAATGTTTGTGGAATAGCTTCCATTGCGAAGTTGGTGTGTCTTCTGTATACAACCTTGAAAAAGGTGATTTGTGGGTTACCGGTAAGGTAAATATCTTGTGCTCCATAAGCTACGAGTTGCATTAAACCTCCTCCCATTTTTATATTTTAGACAAAGAAAAAAATTTTGAAGAATTGAATTAAATTAATCTATTAATTTAATTTGATAAATGCCTTATAATAATTATATTTAATAAACAGAAAATTTGCTTACTATTGTAAACAGATTTATTTTTAAAATCAAATAATTAACATAACTCAGTTATGTTATAGTGAATATTTTAATAGTAATTACAAACAATCTAGTTGCTGTATGCGAGACCACCCATACCGCTCATTACACGGAGTACGTTGTATCCGTGGGCGAATACCCAGAGATCAGTTGCTGTACCTGCATGAGTAAGTTGAAGTGTAGCGTTATCGATTCTACTGAAGTTGCATGTTCCAGATGGTTGATGTTCTTCTGGTTTGATAGCGAATGAGTAACTATAGTATCCAGTATCTGCATTAGTTCTTTTACCTGCTCCTGCTGCACGTACAACTCCTGTTCCTGGAGCTGAACCTGCGGGTCCAGTATGATGTTGGAATGCTTGTACGTGCATAAAGTAATCTCCATCTAATTCTCTGAATCTATCGTGTCCATTGAGTTGAAGTTTAGCTGTACTGAAGTATGATGCAGTAGTTGCATTTCCATTTCCTGCAGCATCAAGACACCATACAAGTTCTTTAACTGGGTGGTTAAAGTTAAGTGTTACATTATTGCTTCCAGCTGCTGTCATTGTTTCAACACCAGTATGTTGAACTTGTTCAATAAGATATTCGTGAGATACTTGGGCAAATCTTCTTCTTTCATCAGTATCAAGGTAGAAGTAATCTACAAGAAGTTCGCAAGAACTTATAGCACCACCAGTAACAACAGTAGCTACATTACTGTTGATTTTGAGATCTGTAACTGCACTAGCTAATTCAACAATAACTTTAACTTCGTGGTATTGAAGTGCAATAAGGGGAAGGGCAAGTCCAGCGTGTCTGCAGAAGAAAAAGTCAAGTGGTAAGTAGTAGTAATCTAAAGCGGCTGTGGATACAGACATAATTGACATTGCTTCTTTTTGTGATTGACTGTATGTAAGTGATTGCCATGCTGCTTGCCATAAGTAGTATTGTTTGTCGATTCTTTGTCCTCCAATTTCAAGTTCACAGTTCTTAACAAGTCTTCTAACATCACTATCAACTGCACCAAATGCAGCCATTTTAACACGAAGGTAGCATCTTCCTACGAGATCACCATTTCTTGGAATAGTGCATGATACTCTCTTTCCGTAATCGGCGGATCCGTCGAATGTTTGTGGAATAGCTTCCATTGCGAAGTTGGTGTGTCTTCTGTATACTACCTTAAAGAAGGTGATTTGTGGGTTACCGGTAAGGTAAATATCTTGTGCGCCATAAGCTACGAGTTGCATTAAACCTCCTCCCATTTTTATATTTTAGACAAAGAAAAAAATTTTGAAGAATTGAATTAAATTAATCTATTAATTTAATTTAAACATTTAACAGTATTTATTTCTTTAAACCAAAATAAATACTGTATATAACAAAATATGTATATTTTAAGTATACAAAATTAGTTTTATTTAATTAGTATATGTTACACCGCCCATACCTCCCATTACTCTTAGTATATTATATCCAAGTGCATATACTCTGACTTTTGCGGGATTACTGTTGACTAATGTCATTCTTAATGTTGCACTGTCCATCTTACTAAAATTACATGTTCCTGATGGTTGATGTTCTTCCGGTTGAAGTGCGAATGAATATACATTTATTCCCTTATCTGATGGTACTGATGTATGATGTGAGTATGGTTGAACCATATTAAAATACATACCATCACGCTCTGAAAATCTGTCGTGTCCATTTAAAATTAATTTTGATGTCAAAACTGGATTTTTACCTCCCTTATATTTATATTCAATTGGGAGTTTATCATCTCCAGAAACGGATGTATTATATTCTTCATATGTAGTCCATTGTTTGTCCCATCTTTTTCCCCTTGTGGTGGAACCAGTGCCAGTCGCGGTAGTATTTCCGATCCACGAATCTCTTTGAACAACCCAGATAAGTTCCTTAATAGGATGATTCAAATTAAGGTCGATTGATGGATTTGATATAGATATCTTCTCTTCACCATTATATTGTAATTGTTCTATTAAATATTCGTGTTTTGATTGGGCAAATCTTCTTCTTTCATCAGTATCGAGATATATATAATCTACCCACAATGAACAATTTGTTAGCGAACCAATACCACTTCCATCAACTGTTCCGTCATATCCATAATATAAATCTGTTATTTTATTTAGTTCAACATCTATCTTAACATCGTGATATTGCAATGCTATTAATGGTAATGATAATCCTGGATGCTTACAGAACCAAAATTGTAATGGTATATATACTTCCCTTGAATCAACGACATTTTTACCATTGGATAAATCATCACGAATACTCTTGAAACCATTAGATGTTGAACCGATTGGTGTTTTCTTAACTTCATTTGGTGCAGTTACTGAATTTGCAGCAGAAATTGATGCTACATTAAAACCTATTACTTCTCTTATTGTACAACTAGCATCTTCACCATTTATAGTGAATGTAGTTCCAGATTTATCAAATTTTAATTTATTGGTATTTGTAGTATCATAACCTACAGTAAATGTAAGACTTGATGCATTATCCATTCGAGTTTTAATTTCAGTTGCTAAACTACTTAGTGTATAGACACCTGGTGTAATTGTTGCAGTTTTAGAAACACTATCAACGGTGAATTTTAAAGTATTATTATTACCGTTTATTACTATACCATAACCAAGATTGTCGACCGAATAATTACTCATATATGTATCCGTGAGAATAGGTCTGTTCTTAATTGCAGTTGTAATCCCATCTATGGAACCAATTAATTCACTGTATGATTCTTTATTTGCTCTACTATTTGAAAGTTCATTGGTAATATGTAACCACTCACCATATTGTTTATCTACTAATTGACCCCCTATAACAAGTTCGACGTTTTTAATAAGAGAATGACCTACATTTGAAATCCACCACGCCATACTATTCAATTCATCATCTGTTGGGGTTGCACTTGTAGCACAAGATGGTATCGATGGAAGAGTACATCGTAACCATACACGATGTATAAGATCGCCGTTTTTAGCGATAGAACATGTAGCACGTTTTCCAAAATTTATCCCACCATCAAATGGTTGTTCAACAGATTCAATAGCAAAATTAGTATGTCTTCTATGTACTAGTTTAAAAAAAGTTATTTGGGGATTTCCAGTAATATATAAATCTTGTGCCCCATATGCAACTAATTGTAGAATACCACCACCCATATTAATATCTTATTAGGAAATAATTTAATCAATGATACGGATATCAAATTTAATTCCTAACATATATCATCGCCTACATCAACTAAATTTCCCTTGATAAATTGTTTTAATGATAATTTTGTATGAGAAACATTTTTTTTTATATTAGGTTTTGTGAATTCATAATTATCATCAGATACCTTTCTTATGGTCCATCCATCTTGTAAAGCGTTATATATAAACATCATTTTATTAATATTGTTATTTGTATGAATTTTATCTGTAGCAACTTTTTTTGGATTATTTGGATTATTGGAATTAATTGGATTATTGGGATTATTGGAATTAATTGGATTATTGGGATTATTTGGATTATTTGGATTATTTGGATTATTTGGATTATTGGAATTAATTGGATGTTTTGGATTATTCGAATTAATTCTGGGTGAAGTTGCTTTAGACGAACCTTTATTCATATTAATGTTAATATTATTATTTAAAATTAAAATTATAATGAATATTTAACACACATTTTTATTGATTCGTTTATTTTATCGTAGAAGGGACTTAAAGAAAATACTTAAAGGTTTGACTCCTTTAAGTATATCTTTACTATTTAAAGAATGTCAAATCCCGGTCATAATTCATCATTAACAATTGCTGCAAAACATCAAGAAATTATTAATAAATTTAATGATAAAAAAAAGAGTATTAAAGAATTAAAACAAGAAATCGAAATAAAAAATAAAAAATTAAAAGATTTTATACCAAATGAACAACTTGAAAAGTGTGATATTTTAAAAAAATTAGATATTGAAGATGATATCAAAGAAATTAAAAATAAAATAAAACAAATTGAGAGTGGGTCTGAAGAAGATAACTATTTTATCAATACATCACATATTCTTTATAAATATTTTGATAACATTAAATCTAAACCTAAAATAAATAAAACAAAAACAAAATCCAATAAAAATTGTATCCATAGTTCTTTAAACACAAAATCTATTACAGATTTTTTTGAAAAAAATAAACCAAAAATCAATGATAATGTAAATGCAAATGATGCAAATGTAAATGCAAATATAAATGCAAATGTAAATGCAAATGTAAATGCAAATGCAAATGTAAATGCAAATGCAAATGTAAATGCAAATAAAATAATTTACAAAGATGATGAAATTAATATAAATATATCTGATAATAAACCAGTTTCGTCACTTAATGAAATTATATATGATTCGAAATTAGACGAAAATGATGGTACAACAACACAAACTATGAAAAATTTTATAACAACACAACATAAATTTCAAAGAGCTCAACTTCTCAAAGAATATATGAATATAGTTGATATAAATCACGCTACTTTTAATGAAGATGAAGAAGATAATTTAAATGCATATTATTGTAAAAAATGTGATGTCGAGTGTAATATAGTATATTCAGAAGGTTATGTTGCGTGTCCAAGTTGTGGTTCAATGAAATATATTATAATAGATAGTGATAAACCATCATATAAAGAACCACCTATTGAAATAAGTTATTTTGCATACAAAAAAATAAATCATTTCAATGAATGGTTGGCACAATTTCAAGCAAAGGAAAGTACTGAAATACCACACGAAGTTATAAATAAGATTACCTTAGAAATAAAAAAAAATAAAAACGATACATCTGAATTAACACCTATCCGACTAAAAGAAATATTAAAAAAATTAAAATTAAATAAGTATTATGAACATAGAACTTATATTATAAATATAATTAATGGTTTACCTCCGCCTATAATTAGTAAAGATATAGAGGAAAAATTACGTGTTATGTTTAAAGAAATACAAGGTCCATTTGCAAAGGTATGTCCAAAAGGAAGAAAAAACTTTTTATCTTATTCATATGTATTACATAAATTTGCCGAATTACTTGAATTAGATGATTTTTTAATGTGTTTTCCATTGTTAAAAAGTCGTGAAAAATTACATTTACAAGACAAGATATGGAAGGATATATGTACTGAATTAAAATGGCAATTTATATGTAGTATATAGATACACATAAAATTTTATTTTAATCAATAATTTATTAACCAGTTGTACATTTAAAATTCCCTAATTTTTTCATGTAATTATAATTAGATTTAATTGCATATAAAATATTTTTGAATGTTTTATAATTTTCACCATATTGTTCAGATATTTTTGCAGATATTTCTGGGTAGTGAAAACTAGATATATTTGATTTCAAATGATGTACTACCTGATGATTCAGACCGTTTGTAATATAATTCCAAAATTTACTTCCTGGAGACCAATCTGCTGTTTCATTTAATTGTATCTTTTCAAAATTTGTTTCATTATGATTAAATAATGCTTTTTCATTGACATGACTAACTGAAAAAATAACGCCATATAACAATCCAACAAGGATATTGTGAAATAAATAGAATAAAATTCCGTATATATTCCATCTAAATAAAGGAAATAATATAAATATGATGAGTTTTATTATGTTTTTGTATCCACATTTCAGAAGATGAAAACACTAAGTCATATAATTTCCCATACCATTTCGATATAGCTTTATGACATCCTTCATGAGCTATAAGTCCGAGTTTATATTCTGATAAGGCAGATAAGAAAATAAGTAAAAAATTATTAAACTTAACGGCATATATGAAACAAAATATTAAATTACAAAGGTAAAAAATAGTATCTAAAAAATAAATCAATTCATACATTATATAATAATAATAATAATAAACTATATAACTTTTAAATAGGTTATTGAACTAGGGCATTTAAATGGACAATTGATTAAAATAAAATTATATTATAAACTATAAATTTAAAATTTATTAAAATTGAATTTACTTAAAAATATCTATATATTAAATTTAATATGGAAAATTACACAATCAACTCAACTGATGGTTTTACCGTATCAGTTCCGTCATCATTGGCGTTAAAAAGTGATCTTATAAAAGATATTAATTCTTTGAACAAAGAATGTACTGAATTTCATGAAATTGAAGTTGAACACGAAATACTTCAAATTATATTTGCATACCTAAATGAAAATGCAGATGATAAAATTAATTTTATAAAAAAATATCACAATATGACATCTAAAAACCATTATATTCCAAGAATTCTTACTGGTTTATATTACTTGAAGATTCAGGATACTCTTGAAGAGTGGTGTGATTATGTTGCATCATATATGAATAAATTTGGCGAAGTAGATAAAAAAGACCAAAAAAATAAAAAAAATGTATCTTCGAATATTGATTCGGATTCGGATTCAGATTCTTATAAAAATTATATTGATGAATTATTTATGTAAATTACATTGATGAATTATTTATGTAAATTACATTGATGAATTATTTATGTAAATTATATTGATGAATTATTTATATAAAAATATTTGTGTTTTTATGTAATGTTTAGAATAAATTTATATTAGACTTTTATTTATAAATTTAATAAAATTATCTATAGCATTTTCTTTATCAATAATATTTAATTTGTTATAAAATGTTCCTATATCCGCACCTCTATATACATATATATCTTCTTCTATTGTCTGTTTTGAAATTAGATTATTAATTTCTTCATAAATATTAATATCATTGTGAAAATGTACTTCATATATCTGGTCAGCAAACTTTGACGGTGTTCCTTTCGGTTGACCAGTCAACCCACTCATATATGATGTTTTGATTTCCATTATTTTATGTTTATGAAAATTTTTTTTATCATCTAATCTTATAAAATAATAATCATAATCAAAATCATTTCTGGGACTACCTGTGATATCTTCTTCGTGAACAATTTCAATCACTTGTCCATATAAAACATAATGTTTTATTGCCATTAGTATATCATTTCTTTTTGAAAAAGTCGCAAAATTATATATGGATCGTTGATTTTTAACAAACTCAATTATATTTTGTGTTGATTGCATTTAATATGATTTTAAAAATAGAATCAATTTTAAAAATAACCGTCATTATTCCATTATTCAAAGATATAAATCGATTATAAATCGATTATGAATTATTAAATGGATTGTCATTTTCCATCCACATAAATCCAGCGATAGATTGTTTTTTATCACCTAATTTTCTGTATATAAACGTCTGGCGAGGTTCATTATATTTAATAAATCCATTCTTTTTCCAACAATAATAACAAGTTTCATCTATTATATATTCATCACTATCTGGATGAGCACTCCATAATCTATGTTTCCAAGCAGTGCCTATTATGACTTTCTTACATTGTGAACATTTTGTTTTGCCAAAAGTTTTTAATATTGATGACATTATTTTCCACCATAATTGAATTTTATATGACGCTTTTTGCTTTTTATGATATATATGTGACGCAACAAAACCTAAATTATTTTTAAAATTTATTAAATTTTTAATCGAATTAGTATCTAATTCGTTACATATTATTTCACATACATCGGTATTAAGCATTTTGCTTATTATAAACGCATATTTTATTTTAGTTAGGTTTTGTTTATTTGTTTAGTTTATATTGATTAATATATTTATTACTGAATAATAGAATGCTTCTAGATGCATTATATCCTTACAGTGATTTATCATTCTAATTTGATAATTTGAAGCATTTGATACTAATTTTAATTTTATACTATCGTTAATTTTATTTTTTTTACAATAATTTAAGATAATAAATAATGATTTTTTTATAATTGTAGTAGTATGTACGTCTGATATAATTGCTTTGTATATAGAATTTTTTATATTTGTAATATACGAAATATCCTTTTTTTTTATTATTAAAAATAAATCATCACATATATCATTTACTAATTTATCATCATAATTCGTATAATTTATTTCTCCTTTGCTTTCATACCATATTTGTAGTTTTACAATTGAATTTTTTATATTTCTATCGCTATTTAATGCAATTTTATTTAAATCCATACCATATATACCTTCATTATATGATATATCACATAATATATTATGTATTTCGCTATAAGATGGTGCTGGAACACGAAACAATATAAATCTACTAAGTAATGGGTCGATAATTTTGTTTATTTTTTGTAAAATAAGTATTAATTTTAAATTACTTGAATGAACTTCAACTATACGACGTAATGCACATTGTGCTGTATATGATAAATAATCAGCGTTCCTAATTATAACTATTTTTTCCAATTTATCTTTAATATTTCTTGTAGAACCTTCTTCTTTTAACATATCCATTACAATTGTTTTATCGTGATTTGAATATTTTTTGATATCAACTTCACAATGAATTGGACTTTGTAATACAATTAATTCTATAATACCGTCGACATCTTTAGTTATATATGAAGTATTATATACTTGTTTACCATATCGATGGGCTAAATATGATAAAATTAATGTTTTTTTACCAGAACCTGATGGTCCATAAAAAATCGAATTTTCTATATTATTCATATTTAATAATTGATTACATATATCCTTATGATGAACTATTTTATTTAATGGAATTTTTGAACTTGTCTCAGTAAAAAAATTCATACGTTGTTATTATAAAATAATTCTCTATTTTTTATATATTATGAAAGATAATTTAAATTCAAATACCAATTCAAATACCAATTCAAATACCAATTCAAATACCAATTCAAATACAAATTCAAATACCAATTCAAATACAAATTCTAATCCAATAAGTAGATATCAATTCAATATAATAAATAATTTTATACATGAATATATATCTTCAACAAATGTTATAGCAAATAATTTAAAAAATATGGACAATATGTCTGCTACAAACACTATAGAAAAACTTCGAGTATTAAATATTCAAATGGATAGTCTATTATCAAATATTAAAGATTTAGAAATAATTTCAATTAAAAATAAAATAAGAGATAACAAAATTAATTTAACTGACGATGAAAAAGATATTATTTTTAATGATAATGGAATGAATAATTTAATAAAAGATATTATACCAGAATTAATTTGTCGAAGATTTAATGATTTTAATTGATAATTTGGATTTATTTTTTATCATAATATATATTAAATATGCTTATAAATATTCATAAAGAAATAATAAATAATGTTTTAGAAAATAATAATTCAGATTATATTGATAGATTGAATGATATTTCTGGTAAATCTTTTGAAAAATCTAATTTAATAAAAGGTTTGATATATCCGGATCTAGCGTGTGGTAAAAAAACAATTATAAGAAAAAATGGGAAATTATCTATTGAACCATATTATGAACTTTGTAATACATATATGTTAGCATATATCAAATTTCCTAATAAATTCTTTAATACAAGATTATATCAAAATCATCGTGGTCGATGGTCTATAGGACATTCGATGACAAGTTCTACTGATTATACAATGGAACAAATACTTAAAAAAATATTAAAAAGATTATCACTATTATATTATTTATCATTAAAAAATGAAAGTTTAATACCGTTGGGTATGTTATTACATACAGTTCAAGATTCATTTTCATATGCACATACTGAACGAAAATATTATGATACAAAAATTTTAACAAAAAATCAAAAAAATATTAGTGATAACAAAAATATACTTTTTAAAGTACTATATATTAAAAGTACACGACGAGATATTATAAATATATATAACAAAAATATCGACAATGACGAAGAAATTCTTGAAAAAAAAATAACTGAATATATTTCTGATTTAGCATTAAAAAATAATATAAATAAATCAGAATTTGATATTAAAAATTTTATGCAAATCGCATATGATATTATATATGAACATATTAACATCGCTAACATAAAAACGAATATAATATTACCCTTTTTTGATAAAACTTTTAAAGAAAAGACTTTAAACAAATTATTTAAAAAACAGATTAAAAAAGATAATACACAAAAGTATATAACAAACTTTGCATATGCAAATAATAAGAATGTTTCATTTTTAACACATATTTTTTATGACAATAAGAAATCATTGATAAAATTAGGTGTATGGGAACGTGTAATATCAGTTACAAATGATATATTAGATTGGTATCGTGAAGATTTAATAAAATATACTAATGACAAACAAGATAAAACACTTAATAAAATTATTAAAAATCGTATAAATGATTTTCATAAAAATATATTCTTTGTTAGACCAGATGTTATGAAAGAAAAATCTGGTAGAAAATTATGTCTTAAAATGCCATCTAGTATTAATATTTTATTAGAAAGGTATAAAAAAAATAATATAGGATTTAAAACTTGTTAAATTAAACTTGTTAAATTAAACTTTAATTTGTATTTCATGCAAGTTTTAAAAGCATCGAATCAATTCCTTCCCCAACGAATTGAGGACATACATTTGTTACATTTTTAGTAGACATATCTTGAATATCAACTATTTTTTTTGTGAATTTTTTTATATCTAATTCAGGTATTGCTGAATTAATCTCTTTATCAGTTGCTATATCTTTTAATGCCCATAAAAATCCTGCCCCATAATTAGCGTGTAGTAATGAAACAAGGGGACTTTTATCTTGTTGTGCGGCTGTAGACCACCTTGATGCCTGACGAACTAAAATTATTATTGATTTTTTAGATGAACTTGTAAAATCAGTTTTGTTCATATTATAAATTAATATTCCGATTAGAATTATTAAACTAATTAATAAATACTTATTATTATTCATATAAAATATAAGAATATATAATTTTTATGATATAATGGTAAATATTATACTTTTAAAAAGTTCTCTTTTTTTTTGCACATTACATTTCATTTTTAATTTTAATTTTAATTGGCAAAATAATATTTTGATTTATATTACTCGAATATTTGGATTATATAATCCAATACAATATATATTGAATCATTGGACTATTAAAAATTATGAACTTATAGATCGTTTAGTTATTGGAACAAATATACTATTGGAGATATTTTGTATGTTTTATTTACCCAATATATATTTACAAATTCTAATTACAATATTGATGTTTTCAAATTATTTATTAAAATTATACAGAAATACAAATCATCATTTGATAACTCATTTTACAACAAGTATTATAAATATAATATTAATAATTTATGCTTAGATTAATCTCAGATTATTTAATATTAATAAAAATATTAAATAATAAAATATTATTTAAATAAATAACTATATATATAAAGTAATATAAAATGAAGATCCACACTGAATTAAAACCATCGGCGTGGAATATTAAAGATAAATTGTTTACTGCAAAAGAACTCGCTAAATTATTTAATATAGATATACTTAAATATCAAAAACATAATGAATGGTTAAAAAATAAAGATTCGGAATCATTACGTGTGTGTACATATAACGTTCATTTTTTTAAAGATAGAATAACTGATGAAGATGTTACTGAGGATATTTTATCTTCTATGAAAATGATAAATCCAGATTTATTATTTATGCAAGAGTTTCCAAATAATAAAAAATTAATTACAAGAATAAAAAAAGAATTAGATTTTAATCATTATTATTTTTGTATAGATCCTAATGAAAAAATTGGTAATATTACATTTTCAAAAAAAAAATTTGATGAAAAAGAATGTATATATTTACCAAAAGGAAATAATAAATTAGGAGAACCCAGAATGATTAATAAAACAAATGGAAAGTGGTTACAATCACCTAATATAATCAATTCATTCAATATACATCTTGAAGCAAGAGATCCCAAAAATAATGTACGAATTAAACAAATTAATAAAGTTGATAGTGTAGTAAATACGATACATAATCAAAATGAACCGGTTATAATTGCCGGTGATTTTAATGCTTTACCTGATTATTATAATAAAGATATTATTAATTGGATAGACAGAAATACCAAACATCATAATATAGAAGATAGTATAGATTATACAACATCAACTATATTAAAAAATAATAATTTTATTGATACAACACCCAATATTCCATTTACTGTCTGGTCAGGAAGAAGAGTTGATTATATATTTGTTCGTGGATTAAAGGTTATTCAATCTGGTCCAGTTTATGTATATGGTAGTGATCATCTTCCGATTGTAGTCGATCTTATTTAATTTATTTAGGATTTTACCAATTTGTTGGAATCATAATCCCACATACCTACTTTAGTATATTGTTCATTTCCAATATCTTTGTATGCTTCTCCATCTTCATTAACATACAAAGTTTTTCCCATATATTGGATTATATCATATTCGTCCTCGTCTTCCTCGTTTTCCTCGTCCTCGTCTTCCTCGTCAATTTCATCCAATATGTCTTCTTCAACTTCGACGTCTTCGTCTACTTCGACTTTTTCGACTTCTTCGACTTTTACTTCGACTTTTTCGACTTTTACTTCGACTTCTTCGACTTTTACTTCGACTTCTTCGACTTCTTTTACTTCGACTTTTTCGACTTCTTTTACTTCGACTTTTTCGACTTCGACTTCTTCGACTTCTTTTACTTCTACTTCTTTTACTTCTACTTTTTCGACTTTTTCAACATTGACTTCGATTGCTTTATTGTATTGTTCTGACTCAGTAGCAATATCTCCATTCAGAAATGTATTTGTAATTTCTTGTTTATTTTTAGCATACATTTCAATCGCCATACGATGTATATCAATCTTCAACAAATGTGAATTATTTTTAGAAATTTTTTCTTTTAGCATATTTAAAACTTCAAAATATTGTTTTCTCGATAGAGAATTTGTTTTTTTATTCTTTGATAGATTTGGACTATCAACTTTACTATTTTTGGGAAGTTTTACATCCTTGTCAAATTTTATATCCTTGTCGTTCTTTTCCATCTTAACTCGGAATGTTTCATTAGTATATTTTTCTATATATTCATCTCTTTTTTTATCAGATAGTCCAATATCATTTGAAATACCACCGATTGTATCAATAATTGCTCTTTTTATATCATTATTAATTTGTGATTTAGTTTTTTGAGACATTTATTAAACTATTATAAATATGTAAGTCGAATTCAATTTTATTAAATTTTGTTTTATTTTTTTTGTTTTTTTTTGTTTTTTTATTATTACATTTAAGTATTTAATTTAAAGATTTTGAGAGTATTATATTAAATTAGAATTAAATGTTTCTTGAAACAAATGATTATATCAATTCTAGAGAATTATATTCAAGAATGCTAGGTATTAATTATTTATTTGCAACATTATCATTATATTTACAATATGATGGTTTATTTGGTGAAAATGGTATATTATCAATAAAAGATTATCTTTTGGAAAAATCTAAAAATTTTCCTCGATTTGCAGATGCAGTATTAAATATTCCCACTATTTTTTGGTATAATGCATCAAATAGTTTTATGAAATTATGTTTATTAGTAAATATTGTATCTTCTATACTAATGATTTGTGGATACACGCAATTAATATCCATTATAACGTTTATAGTAATATACAATTCGTTTTCGTTAGTTGGACAACAATTTTTATCATATCAATGGGATACATTATTGATTGAAACTAGTTTTATTTCTATATTATATACGGTTACTGATTTACCTAATTATTTTACGATATTTATGATGTGGTTCTTTTATTTTAGATTTATATTTTCAGCAGGTTTAGTAAAATTAATAGGCGATTCTGTTTGGAGAAATTATTCAGCATTATCGTATCATTTTTGGACTCAACCTCTTCCTAATCCATTCTCAAGATTTTTCCATAACTTGGGTCCTAGAATAAATGAATTATTTTGTATTTCAGCAATTTTTATCGAATTATTATCACCAATGTTGATATTCACACCATCATATGTAAGAGTATTTTTTGTATTATTACAATTATCATTACAATTTATGATATTATTGACTGGTAATTATGGTACATTTAACATTTTAACAATAACACTATTAATACCAATGATACCAGATAGTTATATACCATTTACGGTTGAAAAATTTCCATTATTAGAAATAGTGGTATGTATTCTGTCATTGTGTTTTATTTATATGAATGCTATTAATTTGCTTCGACAGTTTAATTTAACAAGTTTCTTTAAAGTTCCATTAAATAACATTACATTAACTACAATTGGGATATTATCTAAATATCGATTAATGAATATATATGGATTATTTGCACATATGACGAAAGATAGAATAGAACTTATTATAGAAGGTAGTTCCGATGGAGAAAAATGGTTGGAATATGAATTTTATTATAAACCAGGTGATATTTCACAAACTCCTAGACAAGTAGCACCACATATGCCGAGAGTTGATTGGCAATTGTGGTTTGCTGCACTTGGTAATTTTTCACAAAATCAATGGATTGTTAATATGATTTCAAGAATTATAAATAATGAAAAATCTGTATTAAAATTTATTAAAAAGAATCCATTTGAAAATAATAAACCTAAATTTGTACGAATAATGTCATATAGATACAAATTTACCGATAATAAAAGTAAAAATCCATGGGAACGAGAACTTTTGGGCGAATACTCACCTATAATGGAAATAAAATAATTTATAAACTTTATAAACTTTATAAATGTTTTAAACTTTATAAATGTTTTAAACTTTATTGAATATTAAACTTACTTAAATCTAAATTAAGTTTAATATTATATGGTAAAAAAAACAAAAATTGTCCAAAATACTGAAACTATGTGTAAGAAAGATTTAAAAATTGCCGAAACATTTGTTGGGTGTGGTGGAAGTCATTTTGGTTTTAAAAAAGCTGGTTTCAAATCAATATTTGTTAATGATATTTGGGAAGATGCTATAGAAACTCTTAAAATAAATAGTGATTTAAATAATAATCAGATTTTAGTGGATAATATTGAAAATATAGATGATGAATATCTTAAGAATAGAAATATTAGTTATGATGATTTAGATGTATTATTCGGAGGAATTGTTTGTAAAGGATTTTCACTTGCGGGTATTCGTAATCCATATGATCCAAGGAATTATCTTTATTTGCAACAATTACGTTTAGTAGAATTACTAAAACCTAAAATAAGTATAATTGAAAATGTTCCGGGTATAATATCAATGAAAATTCTAAAAAAAGATGATTCAATAAAAGATATGTGTATAAAATTAACTGATATTTGTGAGAATCATAAAAAATTAAGAGGAAAATTAATTGCTTTAACAAAAGATGATACACCACAATCAATAATAGATGATGTTAAAAATGATTTGAGTACAATATCATTTGAAAGAAAACAATTAGAAGAATCATTAGAAGGTTATATGTATAATGTAGTAGAACATATTGAAAGTTTATATGAAAATTTGGGTTATAAAGTGTATAAAAAAGTATTAAAATGTAGTCAATATAATTGTGCAACTGAACGAAAACGTTTATTTATTGTTGCGATTAGAAATGATACTAATATTGATTGGGAATATCCTACCCCTACGACTTTAATTAATCCACCAACAGTTAGAGATGCTTTTGATATGTTAGATATAAATGGTGTAAATAACCCAGTAAATGATATTGATAATAGACCTATGACACATAAAAGTTCAACAATTGAAAAATTCAAAAACATTCATTCCAACATGAAGAGTTCTGAAAGTTATTTTTCTAGAGGAACATCAAGTCGATTAAGTATGGATAAATCTGCTCCTACGCTTGTTCCAGGACATAGTAGTTTTCAAATTCATCCGTTTGAACATAGATCAATTACCGTTAGAGAAGGTGCGATTATAACCGGATTTGATAAAAATTTTAAATTTTATGGTTCTCATACAAGTCGGTGTATGCAAATTGGAAATGCAGTACCTATTAATATGGCATATCATATGGCACTTCAATGTAAAAAATACTTATAAAATGATTTTAATATAATATTATTTTTAGTTTCTATATGCAATTCCTAATGATCCAGTTTTAATTTGAATAAAATTGTAATTAATTGCATATATTCTTATATTTACTTCTGGTGTTCCAGATACAAAATTAATATGTAATCGTGGATTCACTACTCTACTATAATTCATTGTTCCACTAGGTTGGAATTTTTCAGGATATAATGCAAATGAGTAAACATAAATATGTTTACTTGGAACTCGTGTATGATGTTTAAATGGAACTAATTTTGTAAAATAATATGATTTCATATCATACATCATATCTTCTCCATTTGCACTTAATTTTGCAGTACTAAGCATTGATGTTCCTGAAGAACTTGAATAATTTAACCAAAAATTACCACCAAAATTATTACTATGTGTAGCAACATCTGTTCTTTGAATAATCCATATAAGTTCTTTAACTGGGTGACTAAAATTAATTGGAATATTAATCGTTGATTGTCCTGCAAGAGCACGATGCTCTCCTGAATATTGTAATTGTGTTATCATATAATTGTTATCTCTATTAACAATTGACGACCTCTCTTCTGGCGACAGATATATATAATCAGAATGTATATCCATTGATATTAAATTAGCATTTGTAACTGTTGCACTTGCGTTACTTAAAGTATATAATTTAGAAAATTCTTCGATTTCAATAATAAGTTTTATATCATTGTGATTAAGTGCAACAATAGGAAAAGCCGACCCAATATTATTACAAAACCAAAACTTTAAAGGAAATGCTATGATAGTTGTTCCTGTATTTGCGATTAATCCTGTATTTGCATCATATGCGGCATTTCTTCCTAATATCTGTTGATAGTTATTACTTTTACTATCTGTAAATGATAATTCATCGAATAAATGATACCATTCTCCATATTGTTTATCAATTGTTACACCACCAACTTCAAATTCGACCGATTTAACCAATTTATATCCAACACCATTAATCCATCGTACTTGTCCCGACGATACAGTTAATTGTGGCAATACAAATTCTAAAACAATATAACTAAGTAAATCACCTTTACCTGATAAATTACAGGTTATTTTTTTACCAAAATCTGGTTTTTGACCTATTATTACTTCTTCAATTGTTTCTTTGCTAAAACGTGTATGTCTTTTATATTTGGATTTAAAAAAAGATATATTTGGATTTCCAGTAATATGAGTATCTTGTGCTCCAACTGCTACTAATTGTATTAAACCACCTGGCATAGTTAATTTATACGCTTATTATATTTTAACATATTAACCTAATTATTTTTTTGTTTTTGCCAATTACATATATAACTTTCTACCATATCACCATTTTTTGTATGAATAATAGATTCATCAAAATTGATATTTTTAACTCTAAAGGCATTTACAATATCACTTATTTCAACATATTTCAAGTTTATTTTATCACTTACATTATAAGTTTTTGGTTCAATATTAAGAAGATTTATTGCCCTTCTTGGACCCTTTCCAACAATGAATACTTTATCGATATTTATCTTATAGTGATTACATATACCCGAAACAATATCATATATTGCCAACATTCCAATGCCTTTAATATTGATTGTATCATTGTAAACGGCAGTAAATATTTCGTTAAAATTTTTATTTTTATAATCCTTAATATTAATATTTTTGATTACACCATTCATAACTGTTTTCCATCGACAATGGTTCATAGCTTCATCAAAGATTTGTGTTGTTTTGACACACGGTGACATACGAATTCAAGTATTCTTTATATTTTACGAAAATTCAATTTTGTTTGTAAATTTTGAATTTTATTTTGAATTTTATTTTGAATTTTATTTTGAATTTTATTATGTATTATATTTGAATTTTATTTACAATTTGCTATTAATAAGATTTTTGTGTATATTTAAATTATCAATACTAATTAATGGGAGATACAGGTATTAATTGGTCACAACCGGAGGGTTTTTTTGAAGGTATTTATATAAATAATCCAAATGGAGAACCTCGAATTGGTATTGGAACATATACACCTTCAGCACCTATAGAAATTGAACAAGCAAATCCAACAATTATAATGAAAAGTACTGATCCTAATGTTCAAAAAGGAAGTCAAAGAAGTGAAATTCTTTTTAAAGGAAGTACTGGTAATCTTATTTCTAAAATGCAAGCAAGTAATGCAAATGCAGAGGGTACCGGTTGTTTAGGAATTAAAATAAAATCACGTTCCACTGGTGATGACGAAAATGATCTTGATGAAGTTATTAGTTTTGATAAAGGAGAAATTATTATTAAAGCAAATTTATCCGTTAAATCAAATCTTGCAGTATCTGAAGTTATTTCAACAGGACCAACCGGAGAATCATTAACATCAACTGATGGTAATATGTCTGTTAAAGGAAATTTAAATGTAAAGGGTGGATTTTTTGATATATATGATAATGATGTTTCAAATTATCTAAGATTAAAAAGTGCCAATCTTACAAGTAATGTAGTAATAACATTTCCAAATAGTGTTGGTTCTGCAAATCAGTCTCTTAGAACTGATGGTAGTGGAAATCTTTTTTGGAGTGGTTCTACCGGTGGAATGTCTTCTTTATTAGATGATACTACACCACAATTGGGTGGACCTCTAGATGTTAATGGAGAAAGTATTACATCTACGTCCAATGGAAATGTTACTATCGCACCAAATGGAAGTGGTATTACAAGTGTTCAAAGTGAACTTGATATCGTTGGAAATGTTAACGTAAACGGTAATATTATAGCACGGGAAGGACGAATTGATATTTATGATACTGATAAATCACACGTTGTTCGTCTTAAAGCACCCGCTTTAACATCAAATGTTGAATTAACTTTACCTACTAGCGATGGTAATTCCGGACAAGTTCTTAGAACAGATGGAAGTGGCATATTATCTTGGGTTAATCAAATTAGTGATGTTGTTGATGATACTACTCCACAACTAGGAGGTGCCCTGGATGTTAATGGACAAAGTATTACATCAGCGTCCAATGGAAATGTTACTATTGCACCAAATGGAAGTGGTATCACCAATATTCAAAGTAATCTTAATGTAGCACATAATATTATCGCAAACGGTGGAATAATAGATTTGTATGATACTAACAAATCACATGTTGTACGTCTTAAAGCACCTGCTTTGACATCAAATGTTGAATTGACTTTACCTACTAGCGATGGTGGTACAGGACAAGTTCTTCGAACAGATGGAAGTGGTGTATTATCGTGGGTTAATCAAATTAGTGATGTTGTTGATGATACTACTCCACAATTAGGAGGTGCTCTGGATGTTAATGGACAAAGTATTACATCAGCGTCCAATGGAAATGTTACTATTGCACCAAATGGAAGTGGTATCACCAATATTCAAAGTAATCTTAATGTAG